TCTAAAGCAAATTTAGAAGAAAAAAAGATGATGATGTCGTTAATGGATCAGGGCGGCGTACTGAATTGAGGTGCTTAATTAAAAATAACAAGGGTGCCGATATAAAATGGAGATTACGGAGGTCATAGCGTGGGAAAGCAAATAAACTGTCCAGAGTGTATGACAATGCGAGGTGATACGGTTGCCATGCGGGCGGAAGACCAGGGCTGGTTTAAATGTCCTGTATGCGGAGGGGAATATTGGCCGCAGAATGACGAACTGGTTATAAAATGGATTCGGAAAAAAGAACAACAAGACAATACATATGTATCGTTGAGTCAACAACCAGGAGTGCATGCAGTGGGCGGCGGTGGTTCCACTGGAAAAGCGAAAAAAGGAGGGAAAAAGAAATCTCTTCAACAATTGTATCAAGAATTATATAAACAGACTTGACCAATATTTGACAAAATGCTATACTGCATATAATCGTATAGTTTACCCTCACGGGAACAAGCACAACATATAGTATAGTGAGCCGTTAGCATTTAGCTGACGGCTTTTTCTTATGCCTAGCGTTATCGAATTTCGATAGCGCTTTTTCTTTTGCAAAAGGGGTGGAAAAATTGGATTTAATAAAGCATAAGCGAACTAGGCTGAAAGGCAAAGCTGTTGATAGGCTAAATGAAGAAATTCATGAACGTGACAATTACCAATGTATCGTTCCTGGCTGTAAACGGTATGTGCCAATTAGAGAAAAATGGCATCATGAGCCATGCGGAGCAAATAAGGAAGATGTCATCGCAAAAGGATGTTTGCTTTGTTATGAGCATCACCAACAACGTGAAAGCAAAGATAGTCAACCGATAAGGCAAGCGTGTAAAGAGCACCTGAATAGGCTTTATCCGGAAAGAAGGTGACGGCATGGTGGTCTATTGCAATAACGAAAATTGTGAGTATAACGAGAAGCAGCAGTGCATCAGCGATAAGACTTATTATGTGAATCGTTTGTGTGTTACTTATCGACGTCGGGCAAGGCGTGATAATTATCGTGCAATGATGCAGACAAGTCGACCAAACTGTCATAAGAGTAACGGGAAATACAAAGTAGATCATGCGAGCATTTTAAAATAAAAATGGATTTTGATTTTTGCAAGAGGAATTGATTTTACTTATAAACGGTAGTTTGAATATGGAATTAATTCTAATGCGAAAATGAAAAATGAAATGAGTATCAAAAATGGCAAGAGAATTTGCAAAAGCATTTTACAATTCGGGTGCATGGCGTAAAACCTCCAAAGCATATGCAAAATCTAAATTTTATTTGTGCGAAAAGTGTGGTCATCAAGGCTACATAGTCCATCACATCAAACATCTGACACCACAGAACCTAAGTGATCCAGCCATATCTTTGTCATGGTCAAACCTCATGTATCTATGCGTTGAGTGTCATAACAGGATTCATGGTAAAGAGGAAAAGCGTGCAATGATCTGGGATGAAGAGGGTAATTTAATTGGCTGTACAGACGCGAAGCCCCCCATCACGTCATATAGAATCGAAAAAATCGGAGGCCGGAGCCAATCTCAATTTTAATGCGCGCGAAGTTTTACAGGGGGGTGTGGGTTACAGTTGTCGGTAAAAAGTTTCAAAAAAGTGTAAACTAGCCTGGAATCTGCTAAAAGTCCTTAGAAATTAGGTGATTATCAATATGTACGAAGCAGAAGAAAAGCAGAAACTTATCAAAAAAGAACGTAGTAAACTGAATAAAATATTAAAGGATATTGACGATTCAAAGAAGAAAAATGTCGAAAAACTTATTGATAATGCCGCGTGGATGGCAGTTTCTTTAGAAGAATTAAGACAGCAAATTGATATAGAAGGCTATGAAGAGGAATACCGGAATGGTGCAAATCAATGTGGGAAGAAAGACTCTATTGCTGTAAAAAATTACAATACACTAATCAAGAATTATACAACAACCGTTAAATTAATATTAGACCAATTGCCAGTACAACAGCAACCACAAACAGGAGATGCCTTGGCGCAATTCCTGTTGAAAAATTGATGCCATATGAATTACATTGAAAAATATAATAACGAAATTTGCACTGGCAAAGTAATAGTGTCAAATAAAATTCGAAGAACATATAAACACTTGGTTAATAACATTCGTCATCAATATAATGATTTTCATTTTGACGAAAAAAAAGCAATTCGGGTTATAGAGTTTATCGAGTCATTCTGTCGGTTATCTAAAGGGAAAACCGGCGGCAAGCTTATTCGACTAGAACTTTGGCAAAAGGCTTTAGTTAGCGCGATATTTGGGTTTGTTGATTCTAATGGACTTAGACAATATAGAGAAATTCTTTTTTTAGTTGGGCGTAAAAACGGTAAGTCTGCTTTGGAATCTGCTATTGCCTTATACTGCCTTGTTGCTGATGGCGAATCGGCACCAGAAATCTATTCTGTCGCTACAAAAAGAGATCAGGCACGCGTTGTATGGGATGAAACGGTGAAGATGATTAAAAAGTCGCCGGAAATTCACAAATATTGTAAAACGCGTGTCGGAGATATTTATTGCAACATCAACGACGGGATCTATAAGCCGCTGGCATCTGATAGTAATACGTTGGATGGATTGAATGTAAGTTGTGCTCTCATCGACGAATTGCACGCGTGGAAGGACAATAATTTATATGACGTCGTTGTCGATGGGATGACAGCAAGGCAGCAGCCCCTTACTGTTATTGCAAGCACAGCGGGGTTTATCCGCGAAAACATTTACGATCTAAAGTACAAACAAGCAGAGGATACGATTAATGGCTATGATGGAGTTGGCGAGTATCAAGACGAAAGATTCTTGCCAATTATTTATGAGCTGGACGATAAAAACGAATGGAAAGATCCGGCTTGCTGGCAAAAATCAAATCCGGGGTTAGGAACTATAAAAGATTATGTACAGCTGGCGGAAAAAGTGCAGCGTGCCAAAGCTGGTCATAAAGATGTCAAAGATTTATTGACGAAGGATTTTAATGTTCCGGAAACTAGCAGCCAGTCATATCTTGATTGGCAAGATATTGTCAATAAAGAAAATTTTTGCGTGGCGGATTTAAAGCCACGTTATGGCATTGGCGGTTTTGACTTATCGAGAACCACAGATCTCACTTCGGCAGCGGTGATTTTCCGTGTGCCAGATAATCCTAAAATTTATGTGCTTACCAAATCATGGATGACAGAGAATGCTTTGGAAATTCGTGTTCAGGAAGACAAAGTGCCTTATAAAAAATGGGTAGATAAAGATTATTTGCGTATTTGTCCAGGCGGACTCATTGATTATCATATGGTGGCGGACTGGTTTGCGGAAGTACAGCAAGAATATGATATTTATCTTTATAAGATTGGATATGATGCTTATGGTGCGGGCTATCTTACAAAAGAAATGCAAGATACTTATGGAGATAGCGCAATGGATATTGTTAGACAGGGAGCACAAACATTATCAATACCGTTGCAAAATTTAAAAGCAGAGCTGAAATCAAAAAATATTGTCTATAATGGAAATCCAATCATGGAATGGTGCTTAGCAAATTTGAGAGTAAAACAGGATATCAATGGAAATTATCAGCCATGGAAAAACCGTGCAGATAAAACAAGAGATGATGCGGCAATGGCGTTATTGGATGCATATACAGTTTATTTGCGTTATCTAGAAGATTATCAAAACATAATTTAGGGCGGCAGATAAGGAGGTGGAAAATTGAAATTAAATCTAAGAAGTATGTTCAGTAGTGTTTTTAATCGAGACGATTATTCGCCAGACATTCAGACAACCCAATTTAGATTACTGGGTACGTATGATGATTATTTCTGTCCTTTTGATGGCGATGCTTACGATGACGCGACAGTTAGAACTTGTATAGATACAATTGCTAAAAATGCGGCGAAATTGAGACCACAGCATATTAAACGGAAAAATGGAAACGTTGTCAAGACCGATAGTCCGCTGGATTCTCTTCTTTCAACGCGACCGAATGAATTTATGAGCACATACGATTTCTTATATCGCATGGTTACACAATTATTTTCATACAACAATGCATTTGCCTATATCAAAACAGATCCAACAGGGAATGTTGTTGGTATTTATCCGCTAAACTATACGGATCTTGAGCTAAGAGAGCACCAAGGGCAAATGTATTGCCGGTTCCATTTTTTACAGGCGGGGCAAATTACAGTACCTTACACAGATTTAATACATTTACGCAGGCACTATAATCGTGGCGATATATTTGGTGAATCGAATGAACGACCGCTTAAAA